GAAAAATAAAATATCCTAAAGTACACGTAACGTGGTTAGATATTATTTCCTATAGTGAATGGAAAGACGCAAAAGAATTAGCAAAACTAGAGCCTACACAATGTCATAATAGAGGTTACCTATTTAGCCAAGATAAATATAAAACAATACTATTTGCAAGTTGCACGTTTGACGAAGAAGGTGCAATAGACTATTTTGGCGATATAACAATAATTCCAACATTTAATGTTTTAAAAATGGTAAAAGAAAAATGAGTGTAGAAACAGATAATGAACGATCAATATTTTTTAATACTGACGACTTTGGTCTTAGTGCTACTTATACACCAAGTGGTGGTACTGCAACTACTATAAGTGGTTTATTAGACAACGAAGCAGAAGATATAGCTACAGGTGGCGATATTGATTTAGTTTATTCTATACCTGTATTTACTTGTAAAACATCAGACGTTGCGTCTGCCGCATTTGGTGATGCATTAGTTGTTAGTGGTACTACATACGCAGTAAGAAAAGTAGAAGCAGATGCACAAGGTGTAACTAGGTTAACGTTAGAAGCATAATGGCACATTTAAGAAAAACAATTAGAGAGCAAGTAGTAACAACTGTTACAGGTTTAACTACAACTGCAAGTAGGGTTTATGAAACTAGAATACACAATTTAAGTAGTGCTGATCTACCTGCATTGGTTGTATATACAAATGATGAAGCAGTTGAATACGTTGCTATTGGTAGTAGTGCTAGAACACAAGAAAGGGTATTGTCAGTTACAATAGAAGCACACGTAAAGGGTACAGCAAACATAGATGATACGATTGATACAATTAGTGAAGAAGTAGAAGAAGCTATGGCAGGTGATATTACAAGGGGTGGTCATGCTAGAAATACAGAGCTAAAAACAATGGAAATAGAATTTGATACAGCTAGTCAAAAGGTTGGACTAGCACGATTTAATTATGATATTACTTATCTTACAGTAGAAAATGCTGTACAAACAGGAGTGTGATATGATTAAAGGAAGAATAGAAGTTACCAATTCAAATGGTGATAAAATGGAAATTTTTGCTTACGACAAAGAATACTATGCAAGTATAGGTTGGACTGTCAAAGGCGAGGATAAAACAAAAACTAACGTTAAAAATAAGGAGTAACAAATGGCAGTACATACAACAGCAGACGCAGTTCTTAAAGTTGGCACAGCTACAGTCGCTCAAGTAACTTCCGTAACTGTAGATACAGCTTCGGAAAGTGTTGAGACAACTACACTAGGTCACAGTACAAGAGCTTACACAGCAGGAAGAAAATCTTGGAGTGGTTCAGCAGAAGTTAACTGGGATGAAACTGATACTAATGGTCAAATTGCTTTGATCGAAGGTTCAGCGGCTACATTGGCTTTCTACCCAGAAGGTTCAGCATCTGGTGCATATTATTATAGTGGTGCGATTATCGTAACTAGTAACAGCTATAGTGCGGCAATAGATGGACTTGTAACAGCAAGTATATCATTCGTAGGTAATGGTACATTAACTAGAGCTACAGTATAATAGCTTATGGAAAATAAAAATGTATTGGAAATTGCTAAAGAGCATTTTTCCAAAAAGTCGGTTCGCACAATAAAAGTTAATGAGTGGAAAGACGAAGATGGTAAACCTTTAGAATTTACAGCTACACCACTTACATTGTATGAGAAACGTTCCTTGTTTAAAGGTGCTAAATCAGATGATGTAAGTGTATTAGCAGACGTTGTTATTTTAAAATTAAGAGATAAAAACGAGAATAAGGTTTTTAAATCTAGTGATAAAGACGATTTAATGCATAAGGTAGACCCAGATATAATAGCAGATATTGCTAATAGTATTATGGCTACAGAAGGTGCTAACGCACACGATTACGAAAAAAAATAGCAGGGGATTCTGAATTACAGAATATCTTGGCTCTAGCCGAATCCCTTTCTATGAGCATTGATGGTGTTTTAGATATGACACTTGAAGAATTTAATTTGTGGACTGCTTACTACAATAGAAAACACAGACAACAAGAAGCAAAGAAATATGGCAGATAAATTAAAATTTGATATTAGTGCAAAGGATAAAACAAAACGTGCATTTAGTAGTGTTACAAAAGGACTTAAAAAAGTTGGTGGTGCATTATTAAACTTTAAAACAGCCCTTGTGGGTGTGGCAGGTGTTGCAGGTATAGGTTTATTAATTAAATCTAATTTAGAAGCAATAGATAAACTAGGGAAACTTTCAAGACAATTATTTATTAGTACGGAGGACTTAGGTGCTTTTCGACTTGCCGCCGAATTGGGTGGTACGTCATTAGAAGCATTTGCTAAAGGTTCACGTACATTAGCTGTAGGTATTAATGATTTTTTAGTTAAGAATACAGGTATTGCAAAAGAGGCATTTGAACAGTTAGATATTACAGCAGAAGATTTACGAGCAACCAACGGAAGTTTATACGATCAATTCTTAATAGTAGCAGACGGACTTAATGCATTAGAAGATGGTGCTGATAAAACTGCAATAGCTTATAAATTGTTTGGTGGTAGGAACATTGAATTATTAACTGCTATTGAAGGCGGTAGTGAAGGTTTAAGAATTGCTAGAGAAGAAGCAGAACGTTTTGGTTTAACATTAAGTAGTACAACTATTGCAGGTGTTGAATCATTAAACGATAATATAACAAGATTAAAATTTAGGTTTATTGGATTTACACAATCAATAACAGGACAACTTGCTCCTGCATTTGATGATTTAGTAATACAATTTGGTGAGTTTATAGATAAACAAATAGAATCTAAAGGTGGTATAGAAGAACTATCTAAAACTATAGCTGTTAGTTTATTAAATGGTCTGGTTTTAGTTGCAGAAGCTATGGGTGTAATGATCACTAGATTAAAAGAAATAGGTCAAGCCGCATTTGCAGTTGGTGAGTTTTTTGGAATATTTGAAGATAAATTAAAAGATCAAAGAGATTTATTAGAAGCAGTAAATAGCAAAGTAAGACAACAACAAAGAGTTTATGATGATATGGCAAATAGTCTTGTTGGTGCAAACGAACAAGTAGCAGAAGAAAAAGAATTATTAGATAAATTAATTGCTAGTAGAGATATATTACAAGCACAACTAGATGAAGAAATATTAAAAGAACAAGCATTAGCAGAAGCATTATCTACAACAAATGAAAAAGGTGCAGAAACACTTGAGTTTTTAAAAAATTACATTGCATTATTAAAAGAAGCAAAACCTGTTATTGATGAGAATACAACAGCAAATAACGATATGGGAACTAGTTTAGAAAATGTAACTAAAGGTGCAGGTAATTTTAGTAAAGGGCAAGAAGAAGCAATGAAGAAAGCTCGAAAAGAAACAGAGCAAAGACGTGAAATGGAAGAAATGAAACAAGATGCTATACAACATACTTGGGAAAAAAGTGGTGAAGCATTAAGTAAGATGGCAACGCAAAACGAAAAAGCATTTAAGGCCTATAAGGCTTATGCTATTGCAGATGCAATAATTAAAACATATCAAGCGGCAGTTACAGCATTTAAAACTTATGGTGGGTGGCCATTTGGTGCTATTGCGGCCGCCGCAACAGTTGCCGCAGGTATGGCTCAAGTAAGTGTTATAAGATCGCAAACATATAGTGGTAGACGTTTTGGTGGTAACGTAAGAGGTGGTACACCTTATACAGTTGGTGAGGGTGGACCAGAAACATTTGTACCAGATACAGACGGAACTATTTTACCTAATCAAACAGCAGGTACTAACGTTACGTTTAATATTACTACAGTAGATGCTAAAGGCTTTGGGCAACTATTAGATACACGTAGAGGACAAATTATTAGTATGATTAATTCAGCTATGAATACACAAGGTAAGGCTAACTTAGTATGAGTGGTGCATTTCCTACTAGTATTATTCCTAAATCAGTTAAGATTACATCAATGCAAACAACATTGGTTAGTACATCTATTAGTGGTAGACGACAGGCAAGACAATTACAAAATCAAAAATGGAAATTACGTGCTACCTTTCCACCATTGACCAGGACAGAGTTTAACGAAGTCTATGCATTTGTTATTAAACAAAGAGGTAGAAAAGAAAACTTTACATTTACACCACCTATATTTGATGACGCACTAGGTACAGAAACAGGTAGTGTTTTAGTAAACGGAGCACATAGTGTAGCAGATACAACTATTGCTATGGATGGTTTTGCAGGTGATGGTGCAGGTAGATTTAAGGCAGGTGATTTTATTAAGTTTGCTTCACACGATAAAGTATACATGGTAGTTGCAGATGTTACTTCATCAAGTAACGCGGCAACAGTTACAATAGAACCACCATTAACTACTGCACTAGTAAATGATAGTGCTGTTACGTATGATGCTGTACCATTTACAGTAGCCTTAACAAACGACATACAAGAAATACAATTACAAAATACAGGATTCTTTCAATACGAAATAGATATGATTGAGGTGATCTAATGACACGTAGTTTACACTCTGATTTAGTAACCGAATTAGCAAAAAATCATTTAGACCAAATACATTTAATAAGTTTTCAAATAGGTAGCACAACCTATTATAGATCAACTGCATATTTTGATATTGTTTATGATGGCAACACATATACAGCAGGTAGTGAAATATTAAACTTACCTGTAGTTACTGAAATTGGTAAACCAACTACTGCAAATGTAAATTTTAGATTAGATAGTGTTAACCAAGCATTTATGACATTATTTCTTACAGAAAAACATATACATAGACCTGTTATAGTTTACAGGGCATATTTAAACGATGCAGGTGCATTAATAAATAACCCTTATATTTTATTTAAAGGTTACATTAAGGGTTATAGAATTACAGAAACTACAACAGGTAGCAATATAGAAGTAGATGTTGCAAACCATTGGGCTAACTTTGAAATGAAGAAGGGCAGAAGAACTAACGACAATTCACAACAAAAACAATTTGCAGGTGATAAATTTTTTGAGTTTTCAAATTCATTAATAGTAGATTTAGAATGGGGTAAAAAATTAGATGAAGCAGAATAATTACAAAGTAATAGTAGCAACTAAAGAACATATACCAACGTTTCAAAAATTTGTTAAAGAAATGACAGAAGGTGCAGATGTTATATTTCCACCAATTAATTTAATGAAAGCTACAAAGTATGGTTTAAGAATGATTAAAGATGGTACTGTACTATGTTTACTAAAAGATAAAGAAATTATAGGTGCTGTATGTGGTTCTATAGGTTATTGGTGGTTTGCAGATCAAGAATTTTTAACAGAAATGGGTTTTTGGATTGCTAAAGAACATAGAAATATAGAAACAGCTAGTTTATTATTAAAAGCATTTAAAAATATAGCAGATAAACGTGGCATGGCTTGTATGTTAAATACATTAGATGGTAAAGAAATACCTGCAAGAGATAAATTATTTGCTGAACACGATTTTAGACGTGTTGGTTTAAAGTATGGATATGGTTTTTAAAAATGTGTGATGCAATTACAGATCCGTTTGAAGATTTAGTTGATGATGTTGTAGATTTTATAGATGACATTATTGATGGGATTATAGATATTATTGCTGACATAGGTGATTTTTTATTTGGTTGGTTAATACCAGATATGCCCGATATGCCAGACCTTAGCGATCTAATGGGTGATGGTATATTAGTTAACAAACGTTCTACTATGGATGCCATGCCTGTTGTTTATGGTACACGTAAAATGGGTGGTAATATTGTTTGGTTAGCAACAACTGATGATAACCAATTTTTATATGTTGTATTAGCTTTTTGTGAAGGTCAAGTTGCAAAGTTTACTGAATTGTATTTAGACGATGAGTTATACGCAACTTATACAGGATCAGATTCAACTTATGGTAATACTACAACCATAAGTAGTGCATCAATCTTAACTTCACCAACTCCAACAACTGCACCTACTAATACATCTAATTTATCTATTGAAACAGATCACCCTATGTATAAAGCAGTAGAGGTTATAGATGATGTAGATACAGATATTTTTCCAACAGAATTTATTTGGTTTAATGGTAGTGATGATGGTTACGATTATGGAAATAACTTTTCTGGTGAGTTTGGTGTTAACAGATTAGGTTGGGATGACAAACATAAAGGTAAAGGCATTTGTCATGCAATTTTTCGTTTTAAATATAACTCTGATGCATTTAACAGAATACCAAAAGTAAATTTTATTATAAAAGGTAAATTAGTTAACACAAATTTAAGTGGTTCAAGTTATGCATATTCAAACAACCCTGCATTATGTTTACATGATTATTTAACTAATACTGTTTATGGTAAAGGTTTAAGTGCTAGTGAAATAGATACAGCTTCATTTACTACAGCACAAGGTGTAGCAAATACAGATGTAACACCATATACAGGTGCTTCTACAATTAAATTATTTCAATGCAATGTAGGATTAGGTAGCAATACAAAATTAATTGATAATGTAAAAACTTTACTTTCATCTATGAGAGCATTTTTTACGTTTAGTGGTGGTTTGTATAAACTAAAAATAGAAGGTACAGGTACTAGTGTATTGTCAATTAACGAAGATATGATAATTGGTCAAATAAAAGTTACAGGTGAAACTAAGGTATCAAAATATAATAGAGTTACTGCAAAATTTGATAATGAAGAAAATAATTACATGACTGATGAAGTTACGTACCCACCAACAGATGAAACAAACGTTGGTTCTAGTTATAAATATGCAACTATGCTTTCTGATGATAATGATGAAGAATTACATTTTGAAATGTTGTTACCTGCAACTACTAACCCCTATGTAGCAGAAGATATAGCTGAATTAGTGTTAAAACGTTCTAGAGGTGGTTTAAAAATTGCATTTGCAACTACTTCCGAAGCACAAAATTTAAGTATTGGCGATATTATTGCAGTTACACATAGTGGTTTAGGTTTTAGTGACAACTTATACATAGTAACTAATTTAACACTAACACCAAATGGCGAAGTTGCTATGAGTGGTGTAGAATATGACGCAAATGTTTATACATACAATTCAAAAAACATTAGAGCTAATCTACCTACAACCTTTTTACCAAACCCAAAAATTGTTGGTAGTCCAAGCATAACATCTATTACTGATGCAATGGTAAATATACAAGAAGGTAATATTGATGTTAGAATGACTGTATCTTTTAGAGGTACTAGTGATTATTTAGTTGATAAATATGAAGTAGTTTATAAAAAAACAACGGATAGCACATATAAATCAGCAGGTATTAGTAGTGGTACAACAAGAGAAATATTAAATGTAGAATCTGGTGTTACATATAACGTTAAGGTTAGATCAATTAACAGTTTAGGTTATAAATCAGCTTACACAACTGCTACACATGAAGTAGTAGGTGCAAAAGACCCACCTGCTAACGTTAGTGATTTTGCAATAGATTATCAAAACCAAATTGCAGTTTTAACTTGGACACCAAATACAGATTTAGATTTAGCATATTACCATATACGTTATAGCCCAGATACAACTAACAGTTATGCAAACACTACTGTTTTAGTAGAAAAAGTAAGTCCACCTGCTAATTCTGTAACTGTACCTGCAAAGACAGGCATATATTATATAAAAGCATTTGATTTACTTGGACATGAGTCAACAACAGAAACAAGTGTTATTGGAACTATAGCAGAATTTGAAGGACAGGTTTTAGCAACAACTATTACAGAAGAAACAGGTTTTAGTGGTACACATAGTAATACTGTACCTGTAGATGGTACTTTAATCCTCGATTCAAGTGGTAATTTTGATTCTTATTCTGGTAATTTTGATGACGCAACAGGATTGTTTGACGCAGGTACAGGTGTTGTACCTTCTGGCACATATACATTTGCTAATCAAATATCTTTAGGGGCAAAATATCAAGGTCGAGTATCTAGTGTTTTAAATGTAGATTACCTCGATTACATCAACAATTTTGATTCTATGGCAGGAAACTTTGATAGTGTAGCAGGATTATTTGATGGTGCTATTTCTACAGTAAATCATGATGCTAAATTATTAATAGCTACTAGTGATGACAATACTACTTACACAACTTTTAAACCATTTCAAGATGGTAATTATGCATTTAGATACGCAAGATTTAAACTAAATTTAAGTACAGGTACTTCATCAGCAACACCTAGAGTTAATAATTGCCAAGTAAAATTGTTTATGGGTGATCGTACTGAAAAAGAACAAAATGTAGTTTCTGGTACTGATACAAATGGTAAAACTATTACATTTGCAAATGCTTTCTTTTTTGAGCCATCTGTAACTATTGCAAGTCAAAATATTGAAACAGGCAATTTCTTTACAATAACAAGTAAATCAGCAACAGGATTTACAATAGAATATTTTAATGCAGGTGGTACAACAATAAGTAGGACATTTGACTACGTTGCAACTGGACAAGGCAGAGCAATTTAACAGGTTCTTGATTCTAAGTGCAAAATTTGATAGAAAAACGTATGAACAAAGTAAGATTAAGAAAAGGTAATTTAAACATTACAACTATTGAAAGTAACCAACAAAAATTTTTAGATGATGGTTTCACTATAATACATAATAACGATAACCCAAAACGTGTCGGTACAGTACACGGAAAAAAAGTTAAAAAGGATAAAAAATGACACAAGCAGATTTTACAGTCGCAAACCAAACATTCCCTAACACAAGAGCAGAGATTAACACCTCATTACAAGCACTAGCAACTAATTCCGCAGGTAATTCAGCACCAAGTACAACATTTGCTAATCAATGGTGGTTCGATTCTGACGGCAATATATTGTACATGCGAAATAAAGATGATGACGCTTGGGTGTCAATCTTAACAATAGGTGCTACAAGTGATTTGCAAACAGTTACTACTGATTTAATTGCAGAAGTAACAGCTGACGCAGGAGTTACCATTGACAGTCTATTAATTAAAGATGGTAAAATAGCAAACTTAATGAACGCTACATTAAGTGCTTCTGATCTAGGTTCGGGTGTACATATTAAAACTGGTGATAGTGGTGGTTCAGCTAATGCAAATTCTGATGAATTAATTTTAGAAGGCTCTGGTAGTAACGCAAGTATAGGTATGGGTATTCTTTCACCAACAGATGGATTTGGTTATATAACATTTGGTGATTCTGGTGGTAATGCTATGGGTGGTATTCGTTATGATCATACTAATAATGATATGGAATTTTATACTAATGATTCATTAGCTTGTAGTATTGACGCTAATGGTAACTTTATGCGACAGGCCGCAGGTGCGGTAAGTATAAGAGTAGGCTCAACCAATGCAGGTGGAGCTTCAATATTATTAGATGGTGATTCTAATGGTGATTTTAGCGGAAGTGATTACTCTGGAATTTTCCACGATACAGCAGGTAGATTAGATATTGTTCAAGACTCTCCAAGTGGCACTAACCAAATAAGATTTATGACAGCAGGTAGTAGTGAAAGACTAAGAATAGATCATGACGCAAACATTTCTACTCGAGGAGAAAGTGCTCCAGATACAACTAAAGGTTTCTGTATAAATCAAGGTGATGCTGATGGTAGTATTTTAACTTTTAAATCATCTGATGTTGCACACTTAATGACAGCTTCAGCTGAAACTGATACATTTCTACAAATGGGAAAAAATAGTGCCGCAAATGGTGGTATAGATATATTTGCTTACAGTTCAAGAACTGATGGCGAATATATGAGAATAGGGGCACATGGTCACGGAATAAGCACAACAAAATCTACAAGTGGTGTAGGTGCATATCATTTGTTTGTAGCAAATAGAAGTGGTACAGGTGTATCATCGTTGGCATCAAACTCTAATCTTTTAACTTTAGCTTCATACATATATACAAGATTTATATTTGACGCAGAAGGTGATTTTCATGCTGACAGTTCATCAACTACCTTTGATGCTTATGATGACGCACAATTAGTAAGAGCATACGACTTATCACATAAAAAAGGTGTTATTGATTCTAAGTTTGACAAGTTTGTTGCATACAACCATGAAAAACTTGCAGAGTTAAAATTAGTTGGTAGAGAAAAAGACGGAACACCAAATAACATGGTAAGCGTAACAGGTATGCAAAGACTTCATAATGGAGCTATTTGGCAACAATATGAGAAACACCAAAAACTTGCTAATGCATTTTACAAACTAGCAGAGAAAACTATTGGCAAAGAAGAAGCCGATAAATTACTAACTGACGAAGAAATACAATTATTAAACTAAGGAGATAACAATGGCAATAACAGCAAATATGACAACAAGTGAGGGTATCAGTTTGACAAACGCATACTGCTATATACCAATTACTTATGTTAAAAAATTTGATGGTGAATGGAAAATAACAACACCATTAATAACAGATGATGATGGTAAGGTTACACAAGAAGAAGTTTGGACAAAAAGTGAAGCAACTTATCAATTAATTTATGATGTTTTTATTTATGTTGATAAAGCAAAAAGAGATGATCGAAATAACCACGCATATAAAATTAAAAATGCACACGTAGATCATTTTAAAATTCAGTATGATGTAACTACAAATGGTAATCCACTTGCGTTAGCATACGCAGATTTAAAATCTAATGAAAATTTATCTAACGTAAAAGACGTATAGGGGTAAAAATGGAAGAGCAACTAAAACAAACCATAAATGATTTAGTAAGTATTATTAACGAAAAAGAAATGATGATTACTAATTTAAAACTTAATAACCAATCTCTTTTAAGAGAAATTAAAACTTTAAAAGGTGATGAAGTTAATGACAACGCAGAGTCAAAAGAATAGTGAAACATTAATACGTCTAGAAAGTCGTATTGCTACTATTGAAAATAACCATTTACAACACATACAAACTTCTATGGAAAAAATGGAAGTGCAAATACAGAATATATGGAAAGTAATATTAGGACTGTCAGCAATGTTTATATTTGTTTTTGCAGATAGTGTTAAATCATTAATAGATTTAGTAACCATTTTATAAAGGTTAATTATGAAGATTAGTGAAGATACGGCAGTTAGCATGCCAATACGCAATATGGCTATGATTGTATTTTTTGCAGTTTCGGGCGCATGGTTTGGATTTGGTGTAATTGAAAGACTTAACATCATAGAAACAGAATTACAATTAATGCAACAAGACTTATTAGAAGCAAGTACCCAAAAGCCTATCGATCAAGAACAATTTATGTTGTTAGAATATCTTGCTAAAGATCAAGATAAATTAAAAAGCAATGTAGAAAAAGAAATGCCACAAATACAAAGAGTAGATATGCAAGTACAGTTTTTAGAAGAACGTATTATAGATTTAGAAACGTTAGTAGATAAACTTAGAAACAATGGTACGCACCAATGATTGAAATGGTAGTTGTACTAGCAATGTACATTATAGAAAATGACGAAAGAAAATTAGATGGTTGGTATCATCAACCTAGTCTGTCTGTTTGTTTAGAAGGTAAACGTGTTGCAGAACGTACAGCAGGTAATCAAGTGGCATACACTTGCAGTTTAGAAAAAGGTATAATGGTTACAGATAAGTTAGGTGTCAAACATTTGGACAAAATTATAAATGACTAAGAATAACTGCATCCTAGTAATTAGCGATCAACACATACCATATCACCATCCAGATATGATGGATTTTCTTAAAGCTATAAAAAAAGTTTATAAACCAGATCGTATTGTAAATATAGGTGACGAATTAGATCACCACGCAATAAGTTTTCATGATAGCAACCCAGACTTATCAAGTGCAGGTGATGAATTAAGAAAATCATTAAGTATTATAAAAGAAATGGAACAGGTTTTTCCTGTTATGGACTTAGTACATAGTAATCATGGCAGTTTATCTTATCGTAGGGCATTTAGCTCTGGTATACCAACTGCATATTTAAAAGATTACAACGAATTTTTACAAGTAGGAAAGGGTTGGAAATGGCACGAGGATATAGTTAT